ATGACAAATAAAGATATTACCAAATATGATGAATGGAAATATGATGCCACCAATTCTAGTAGTAGAAAAAAGATTAAAAAACTAAGAAATAAAGCTATTAGGCGTATTTCAAATAAGGAAATTAAAAAAGCTAAGGCCTCAGATTTTTCTGGGGATCTTAGCTTTAATTTTTTTAGAATCTAAAATAAGTTTCCCATAATATGCAATTAAAAATGAATCTATAATATTATGATTTGAGTATTTTATCGACTTTATATTATATAAATTAGAAATTTTATAGTATAAATAAGCAGCTCTAAGTTTTGTAAATTTAAATCCTTTTTGAGAAGTTCTTTTTGTGAGATATTCTGCAAATTCTGCATCTTTTATTTCTGGATATATATAATTAAAAGTTTCTTCATTTTTTACAATATCTCTTTCTTTTTTAGTTAGAATATTTTTAGAAACTTCAGATTGCCAACTTTTTGCTGTAGGCTTGGTTATACAGCTCTCGTCAAAAAGTACTTCAACCACGGATTTTATAGCTCCATAGGTTTCTCCGAGGGTGAACATGGTTGGCATGCTCATTCCAAAAAATGAGTGTTGACTTTCTATGACAACCATAGTATCTGGAGCTTTTACTTTAATTAACATATCATACAAAGACTTTGAGTCTATTGAAGAATGCTTACCGTCACTATCTTTTTTTATTGGCATTTTATTGGCATGTACTTCATCCAAATCATGTGATATAATACAAACTGCACCTGTTATTCCTGGGTCTATACCTACAATTTTCATATTAACTAAATCAGTCCTTTGGGGTGAAAATAATGATAGATCATAAACATTTAGAAAAATATTTTTCAATAAAAAATAAAGAAAACCATGACATTATATTTATAAACAATAATGTTAATATATTAAAAAATAAAAAGTCTATAGAAACTAAAAACGATCATATTACTTTTAACTTTTCATCTTTTTCTGTTTTTGATGCAAATCCAACAGTTCCTACAGTTTTCGTTTTTGTTGATAATTTTTGTGAAATATCCGAAAAAGTCCTTAATTCTTCAGGTGTTTTTATTATAGATCATCATCTAACAGAAGAAACTAGTAAATATGGAAATACCTCTAATGCTGGTCAGATATCTGATAATTATGATCTTATTTATGACAGTTTTCTTGAATATAAAGAAGTTTTTGAAAATTCTAAAATTGAAATTTTAATTCATACAGACATGGATGGACTTTCTTCCGGATTTTTAATTAAGAAAATTATTCTTTCTGTTCTTAATGGAAAAAAAGATACACAAGAAATATTTAAAAATTCTACGCAATTTATTCGAGCTTTTGGAGATTATGGTGATGTTAGTAAAGATCCTATATCAAACGTTGAGATGTATGAAGATGACGTTTATATTAAAATACTAGATACAAAGTTTAAAACTATAGTTAAAAATTTTGGTAGAGTTTTTAAAGCTGTTAAACCTTCTATTGGGGTTTCTGAGTTTGAAAAATATGAATTAGAAAGGTATAATACACAACTTTCTTCTTTAGGATTAAATATAAAAGATCTAGAGTTAATAAGAAATTTTATTATTAATGAAATGAATTCGATATCTGATATAAATTCTTTATCTTTTTTTGTGTTTTTTAACTCATTATCTTCTAATAGCATATATAATAAGGTTCTAGATATTGTCAATACTGAAATAACAAGAATTACTGAACATTTATATGGAGAAAAATCTCCATTAGTTGATATCATAGGAATTTCGAATGTTGATAAAACAAAAACCCAGTACAAATTAATTGTAATAGATAGTCCATTTGACATAGCTAGAAATGCCGTATATGTATTTAAATCTAAAGTAGAAAAAAATAGTTTAGTTTCCGGAAATCAGTATACATACAGGCTAGGGGATTATAAAAAGATAATAAACCTCAAAAGTCATGTAATTAATGTTATTTGTTATAATAAAGGAATTAAGAAATTTACTATGATGTCTTCAAATATGTCAGCTCTAGAGATAGCTAAATATTTTAGTGGTGGTGGACATGGAGAAGATACTGCATCTGAAGGAAGTATTGGGTCTTTTACATTAGAAAATCCTGAAGAATTCTTTAGAGAATTTAGGATGGTGAGGTTATATTGAAAAAAACAAAAAATTCTTTTTCATTCTTAAAGAAAAATGAAAAAATTATCGAAGATTTACCAATAGTTAAATTTGATTTATTTGGAGTTCTTAATTCCACTATTGATAAAATAAATTCTAAGAAATATATAACAAAGAAAGATTTAGAGTTATATAAGGAAAGTGATGTAGCAACTTTAGGATTTTTTATGACCAAATATTTATTATATACCAATCTATGTAAAATTATAATAGATAAGGTATTCCAGATTCAAAAAATATTAGACAAAAAAGAATATTTTATATGGCTTTGTAATTTTTTAATAGATAGTAAAATAAAAATGAAAAAATTCTTAAAAGTTCCTGTAAAGTTTACCAGAAATAAAGGAATGGATGAAATTCTAGAAATGATGAATATAACCGATATATCAGATGAGGAAAAGGAATATTTTAAAAATTATATAGAAAATTTAGGATATTCTAATAAAGAATTTGTATTCATTATGAAAGCTTTGGGGGAATTTTCTTTATGAAGTTCAAATCTTTAAATATTTCGAATTTGGAAATAGAACAAATAAAATTTTTAGATAGCTTTTCTGAAAGTATGGCTTCTTATCTAGATAGAATTTCTAGGAAATTTATTAATGGTAAGGTAATAGATTTACAGTATATTAGACAATTTCAGGAAATCTCTTCAGTAGTTGGTGGTAGATATAATGCTCTTTCAATGTTATTGTCTAAAAATATAGAAAAAGAATTAACAGAAAGCATTACATTAAATAGTCTTCTTTTTATGAAATTATTTTTAGGAGAATCTCCAGAAACCGTTGTTGTTGACTTAATAACATATTACTTACGTAGAACTATATCAAAAGATTTAGTATTTTTTAATATACATGTTGCAAATATATCAAAAGAAGATAACCGAATTAATGTATATTTACTGATAGAACCTGCAACAGGTGATGAAAATTTAAAATACGATATTAAAGAGGCCAAGAAGGTTGTTGAATTAATAAACTTCCTTTTTTCTTCAAAGTCTGAAAAAAATTTGATAAATATTAAAGTTTCTACTATTTGTTCTAAGTATTGGATTAAAGATTATGATAAGTTATCATTTTCTAACAGAAATAGTTTTTTCGAGTCTGGAGAATTTTTCAACAAAAAAGAAAATTATGATAATCTAATTCTTTTACGTATGCGTAATATACATAAGAGTTTTGATGAAATACCTAATGATCCTATTTCAATCAAATATCTTAAAGAATACAATAATAAATATTTACAAGAAAAAGAAGATTCTTTAGAGTTAGAAAAACCAAGTAATGAAAATATAGAAATAGAAAGAGATTTATATATTAAGGAAATAACCAAAGATTTAGTGGATTTTAGTAAGAAAGTACTAAAAATAGAAAATCCTAATGTAGATTTTTCGAGTTTATCTTGGATATTAAATCAAAAATATGGAGAAGATTCATTAGATATAGATTTTTTAGTTAATAATCTTATATATAAAATACCAGATTCTTTTAATGATCTTTTAGATGATATTTTGAGTTTTGCAGAAATTAAAGAAACTCATAAACGTTCTAGTGATATAAAAGATAATACTCAAGATGATAATATTAAAAATACTAAGAAAAATAAGAAATCTCGTACAAAGAATATAAAATTAGGAATAATGTTTGCAAAATACCTACAGGTTGGTGAAGAATTTCCTTTATTTTTAGATTATTTACCAAAAGATATATCAATATCTGTACAAAAAATTCAGGATTACATAGTAGATTTTTCTAAAATATCTAGAACTAGAATTCTAGATACTAAAGAGATGTCAAAAATGTTAAGAAGTTTAAAAAAGACTTTGAAATATAAAACCTATAAAACTGAAAAAAAGGAGGAAATTATATCGATATCGTTAAAATATGACAAATACGAAATATTCTTAGATATCGATAAAAAAAGCGGAAATTTCACATCTAAAAGAATGAAGTGTCTAGTTGAAGAAAGGGTGATAGAAGGTGAAATCTAATACTATAGTAATAATAGATCTACACCCAAGGCCTTGGAGTTTAGAGTTAAATAAAAAAATAAAAGACGAAAATCTTAATTTAGGATATTTTACCATATATTCTTCAGAAGAAGAAAAAGATTTAATAAGAAATGATGAGTGTGAATCTGAACTTTTCTATAAGATATGTAAAATTTCTTCAGAAATAGAAAGAAAATATATAGGTCCAAAATATAATCAAAATATATATTTAATTCAAATAGGAAAATACAAAGAGCATGAAATTTTTAGAGAGGTTTTAAGATATTCAGCGATTAACGTTTTATTAACTAGATCTATAACAGTTTCTTCTTTTGATGTTTCTAAAATTTCAAATTTATATAAAGTTTTAGATTTAGATAAGGCTTGAATAATGAATTTATATACGACAAAATTTTCAGAGATTTTAGGATTTCAAGAGTTTTGTGCTAGTTTTTTAGAAAATTCAATAATTAAAAATCAAAAAGTGCTAACAAAATGTATATTTTGTTCAGATCAGTCAAATCACTTAATTTTAAATTTAGATTGGAATACATATAAATGTGTCAGATGTGGTGCTTCAGGACATTTAGTAAAATTTTTTAAAAGTTCAGGAAATTTTGAAAAGGTAGTAAACTACATCAAATCTAATTTGTCTCTGGACTCTTTTACAACTAAACAATATTTTAAATCACAGATAAATGTAAAATCTTCAAGTATGGATGAAGAAGTCAAAAAATATATAGACAAAAAGGGTCTTGTGAATATAAGTAAAATTAAAACTGCCAGGAAATATTTAGAATCTAGGTTTGTAGGAGATACATTAGAGTCAAAATCATATTTATGTGATGATAAGTATATATATATTCCACTAACTGAAGATCATAATATAGTGGCATATCTCTGTAGGCTATACATAGAATTTCCAGATCTTCCTAAATATATAGTAGATAGAATTTATGATAATAAAATTACTTTTGGGTATTATGATGAAGTTATAGATGAATTTTCTGTAGATTGTTTGTATTTGTGTGAAGGATATTTTGATGCTTATGCTATAAACTTTGTTAATAACAAATATGTAGCTATGGCAATACTAGGAAAAAGCATTAATAAAAATCAAATTGAAAAACTAAAAAAATCTATCCCAAATGCGACAAAAGTGGTTTTAGTTTTAGACTCACAGAAATCTAGTAAAAACATATCAAAATATGTTATAGAAAATTGTAATTTATTAAATAAGTATTTTTATAATATACAGGTGTGTCAACTTCCAAAAGAAGACCCAAATTATATATTAAAAAATGAAGGCGCTTCAATATTAAAGAGTTACTTAGATATGTACACAAAATCCTTCTTATGGTATAATCTTAAAGAGTCTTGTAAGATGACATCAGGTGGAAAAAGTGTTATTAAATTATGTAGATAAACCAATTCCTTTAGAAAAATTCTATAATATTCTAATTTTAACTAAAGAAGAAACTAGAATTCGTTATATTTCAAATTTTACAGGTGAAGGTGTAATAGACTCTTCAGAAAAGAAAAAATATGTAAATACATTAAAAAATTCAGATATTGTATTATCGAATTTTCCAATAAATACAGAAAAAGAAAATTTCAGATATGATCTAATTCAAAATATCCTATTTGGAAATGATTCTATATTTTTGACAAAGCTTTTTAATTATGAATCAAATTCTTTAAAAGTTTTTATGTCTAAATTAGTAATAGAAAAAATCTTAAATAATAAAGAAATATTAGGGTATAGAAGTTTTTTATTAAATCATCTAAGTAAAGGGTCTGTTGCTAAAACTTTAAAAATTCAAGGTAAAATTAAGTTATCAAAATATGGAAGATGGTATTGGTCAGACCAAATACAAAATAATAAAGACATTAGAGAAAACTATATTGATGAATTAATAGAATTAGGAAACCTGGTAATAGCTATAGATATTATATCAGCTACTCCTACATTAATGGCTATTCTTTCAGGATCAACACAAATAAAAAAACTAATAAAAAATAGAATAAAGATTTATAATGAGGAAGTTTCACAAAGTATTAAAAAATTCTTAAATGTAAGTATTCACTCTGGGATTATTAATATTCCTGAATATCAACAAAAAACTATATTAAGTGTTGTGCCTTCTTTTAATTTTAATCTTTATAAAAAAGAGCTTAGTGATTATTATAATAAAGTTTTAATACAATACAGGAAGAGAGATTGCATTAAAGAGCTGAACAGAAGAAAAATAATAAATACTTCTGGATTATCAGATTTAGAAATAATAAAAACACATAATGTATATTTACAAGGTAATGCTCATGATGCGATACTAGATTTAAGTAATATATTATACAAAAAATTTAATATATTACCTTATTTAACTATACATGATTGTATTTATTATTCAGTTAGTAAAGATTTTGACAGTAGTAAAATAAAAGAAACATTGAGAAAAATAGGATTACCTTTAACAATAAGAATTTATTCATGAGGAGAGAAGATACTAATGGTAAGTAAATATAAGAAATTACAGGAAGAAATTCAGAATAGAAAAAAAATTAATGAAGATAGTGGAGAAAACAGAGTTTTTAAGAAACTCCCTTATACCAATATCAAAAAAGAATTAGAAGCCTCTAAAACAGAAAAAGTTAAGTACTTAGTTCTATATGTAAAAGAAGCAGAAAGTTTCTTTATTGAGTATTACAAACATTTTTATAAAATTAATGGCGTATATAAAACTCAGATTTGTTTGAATAATGTAGGAATTACATGTCCTATATGTAATTTTATAGAACGACATAAAGAGAATATTGATAAGCCAGGAAGATATCGTTCATACAAATATTATTATATGATTGTATTTAATTATAATACTAAACAATTTGAAAGAATTTCTATTAGAGAAGAAGAACTTAGTGGACTTCTAGCACTGTTTTTCGGTAATGGATTAGAACCTGAAACTTATGAAGAAACAGGATTTGATATTGGTTATAGACTAAATGATGATGGTTGGCCGGAACCCTTTGTGGTTCTAGCTCCTAAAAAGGATTTAGATGAAATTCTTACTGATGTAAAAGGTGATGTAAACTTCAAAGAGGCTTATGAGATTATTAAAAATGAAATAGATCCAGTAGATCCAGCATTTAACCTAAAGTATGCTAGAAGCCTTCTTGAATTTACTGTGGCTAGATTATTTCCTGATGATGACGAGATGTTAGAAGAAGCACGAAAATATGGAAAGTCAAACAATAACACAGAAAATAAGGAAAGTCGCAAGATCGGTAAAAAAGAAAAGAAAGTAGTTGAGGAAGTTATTGAAAACGGTGAAGAGGAAATGTCAATAGAGGAATTCTTAGATCCTACTCCTTCTTCAGAAAAGAAAAGAAATATGGAAAATTCTATAGATGATATAGATGATATAGATGATCTAGAACAACTTGAAAGTGAATTTAAGGATCTATAAAAAAATGGAGCTGGATAAAAATCCAGCTCCATCTTAGTATTACTTTATTTATACAGTTTTTTTATAATTTCTTACAGGCTAGTAATATTCAATACTGCGTAGAAGTCTCTTCTTAGACAGTAAGTAGCATAACGAGTTCTAGCTAATACTGAAGGCATACCTTCAGAATAAGCAATAGGATGTAGAGTTACAGGAACATATGGAGCATATACATAACCAGTTTCTTCAGGTTTTGTTCCATTGAATCCTAGTAGAACCTTACCATCGTCAACTAGAGGTGATGTATATAGAGTCATTCCACTTACAGTACCTTCTGTTTTACTTCCAACACTCATAGGAGCATCTTCAGCAGGATTTCCTTTGCTTACGAAAGTTTGTAGTGATTGGAATACAGTAGCGGTTCTTGGTGAGCATACCATGAAGGTTGCTCCAGAAATATGTGTAAGCTGTTTGATAGTGTTGCTTAGTTTATTAATCTTTGGCATAATTGTTTCATACCAAGCATTAATACCACGTACCCACCCTGCAGGCATAGCAGCATCCCAAGTATCTGAATGAGCAGCTAATCCAAATAGATCTCCAAGAATTTCTCCATCAATTTCACTAAGAATGTTAGTAGTTAGGTATTCTACCATACGATCTTCGAAATTCTCATTGAATTCTGCTTGGTAATCTTCAATAGTTTCGAAAGAATATGTACTACCAAGTTTACGAGTCTTAGCTTCAACAGGAACTCTCTTAATATCAAATCTCATAGTATTATAAGTTTTTTCACTACCAAAAGGAATATTCTTTTGAATATCTTTTGCATAGCTAAATCTTATAGCTTTATCAGGAGTAATATCAGGGAAAGAGACAACATAATCCAGACTCTTAGGATCAACACTACCTAAAACTCTAACATTTGAATTTGACATTGGGAATAGAACACCGCTTCTGTCAACTTCTGCGACTTTAGTCCAAATTCCACTACCATCTGCAGCAGAGTTAATTTCTAGGAATATTGTACCTTCAGAGAATTTATCATCTAACTTACCACTGAAAATCTTATTAGTATTACCAGTTCCTGAAGCAAGAACTGCTTTAGTTTTTAGATTTTGTGGTGTTGAATATTTTGTATCTCCAGGACCCCATGGATAAGTACCCATTGGACCTGTTGTAACAAGAGAACCATCTAACCCTTCAATGAAAGAATCTAAGAAACGGACAGCTCCCATAGGACTCTTCATTGGCTGTACTTTTACAATGTTATGAGCAATAAGATTAGGAAATACACGTCTAACAAGAGGGAAAGAAAGCTTAGGGATATAGGAAATATTTTGAATAAGGTTTTCAGCTAGCAATACTCTGCGAGTATTATCAAGAAGTATACCCATGGTTTCTGACAACACTGGGTTCATATTTTTTAACAGAGCATTTCTAGTTAAGCCCCAGTTTTCATTAGCTAATAATGCGTTAAATCTACTATTTTTCATATTATATATTTACACTCCTAAGTGTTATATTTATTTAATTCCAGCTAGTTTTTCAAGAGCCTTAAGTTCATCAGTACCATCATCTCTGTTAGACAAGAACCCTGAACTTTTTGGTGCAGAGTTCAATGTATGTGAAACCTGTTTTGATACTACAGTATTAACTTTAATATTTCTGTTTTCTTTTGCTACAACAGTATTGGATTCTTTGTTTTTATTTTCTTTATATGAAGCAATGACGGAAGATTGTTTATCTAAACTTTTAATTGCATTATCTATATTTTTTTCATCTAAAGAATCAATTAGATTCCGATATTGAGCAAGACAAACTTCAACCTTTTTATTTTTAATTATATTATTTTCACAAAGAATTTTAAGATCTTTCATATTATTTGTTATTTTACTAATAACTATACTTAATTTCTTTGTTAATGACATTTTTGAAGAAAGAATTCCAGAAAGTGTTCTTATCTCTCCAGAAAGATTTTTAATTTCTTCATTTTTAACTTTAAGAATTTCATTTTGATTGGTTAGTGATTTTTCACATATCTTATCACTCAGTAAGTCAATAACCATATTTTTAGCAAGAAGTCCTAAAGATACTAATTCTTCGATGTCTTTGCTATATAGTGAAGTTAGTGATTTAGCATCTTCCACAATCCATGAAGAGGCCACAGTTTTGTCTTCTTCATCATCCCTGTCTTCTTCATCATCTTTTATTTCAATATCAGAATTATCATCGTCAGAATCTACAGTTTCTTTGTCTGTTTCTTTTTCTTCTTCAGTATTTATATCTTCTTTTTCTACTTCTTTATTTTCTTCAGATACTTCTCTATTAGAGTTTTCTGTAGGTTCTTCTGTTTCTGTTACTTGCTGCTCAGGTACAATCTTTATAAGGTTTTTGTCTATTCCTTCTTTAATTACAGGAGCAAGAACTTCTTCTAAGTTTAATCCTTTTTCTCTATCAGCCAAAAAGGCTTCCAAAACTTTTTTAATCTCTTCAGGATTTGGTTTTGTTTCTACTGATCCACCTAATCTATATTCTTTACTACCGGAGTTATCCCCAATGCTAACACTCCAGCCCTTATATTCATCAGTATTTTGAAGGTATACTGTAAAATTTAATCCATTTATATTATATGATTCAGTTGTATATTCTGGAATATATTCTTTTGAACTTTCTTCTGTTGGATTTGTGGTTGTATCATTAATCTCTTCAGAAGTTTCATCTTTTATAATTGTATAGTTTTTATTTAATTCAGTGGTAAAATCAGATACTGCGGCATCTACTGCAGTATCTATTTTTTCTTTTGATATTGTTTTCATATGTATCCAAGTCTCCTACTATTAATTTAATAGTTTTTTAAGATTTTCACGAAGATTCTGATTCTGTTCATCAACTTTAGAAATTTCTTTATTAAGCCTGTCTTTTTTATTTTTTAATTCTAAAATATTTAAATCTTTAGGAACCAAAACATTTCCAAATCTTATTTCTTTATCTGTAAAAGTTCTTTCAACATCAATTTCGTCGATAGTCTTAAGAGCTTCTTCAACAAGTTGATCAAATGAATTTTTCATACATTTCCTCCGATTTAAAAAACTTTTTTCTCATGAAGTCTTTTTATTATTTCTGTAGCCATATTAGTAGCTAGCAATATAACATCATCTTCTGTAAAATGTTCTTCTCTTGATATCTGAGGTATGTGTTTAACAGAAGATAAAATACTTGTTATGTAAGCATCCTTATATGCGGGTCGGTGTACAACATCATAACATACTAATTTAAAATTTCTAATAGTATCTATATTTTCCATACTATAAGATATATCCTGATTGGTAATTGCTCTAATAGAGACCCCAATTTTAATATTTTCTTTAAGTAAAGTTGATAAGATGACACCATTTGGTGTACCTAAAGTTTCTAAACTACCTATAACCTTTTTATTTTCTACACGTATTTTTGGAATTACATGAGAAATTTCTTTTAGGTTTACCCCCTGCATTCTACTAATATTTTCTAGATCATCTGGGTGGTCTAGCTCTCCTACAAAATGTCTACTATCAACTTCTGGTTGTAAACTACTAATGGCAGCTCTAAAATCTTCATCTAAAAATCTCATACCATTTTGATTACTGTCTTCGGTTACTTGAAAAACAACATCTTCTATTAATACTTTACCACCAGGAACATTTTCAGCTTTAGATACTTTATAATCTAAAGAAGGATTTACCACTCCAGATATTACTGTATAAGGAGCATTTTGTAAAAATTCTGACATAATATAAATACCTACTTAATGATTATCGTACTATATTTGGTTTTTCTGAATCTTCTTCAGTATCAACTACTTCCAATTCAGTTTCAGTTTCAATCTCTGAGTCAGTATTAACTTCAGATTTTACTACTTCTTTTTCCTCAGAAGATTCCTCATTTTCTAGAGGAACATCATCAAAATACGACTTAGGCTCTTCTAAAACCTCATCACTTTCTGTATATTCCTCAGAAAGATCTTTTAAATCCTGTACAGTTTCTTCTACTTCGACTTCAGTATCAGCTGGAATATCACCACTTTGTGCTAATTTTTGAAGAAATTCTATAGCTTCATCAAATTCCTTTTTAGGAATTTCTACTATTTCTTCTTCATCTTCTCCAAATCCTTCACTAAAAGTCGAATCTACAAATTGAGAATCTTCAGGATCTTCAGAGCTTTTTTGGTCGTCTGTTCTTTCTTCTATATCTACATCTTTTACTTCTTCTGGAATTTTATCTGAAAGATCTTCAACTGTTTTTAGAGATTCTTTCTCATCAACGGAGCTTTTGATAGGCTCAACGTCTTCAGTATTTTGATTATCTATTGTATCTTCACTTTCTGTTTGTTCTAAATCTAAATCAGATAGATCTTCCATGTTTTTATCTGAAGGCTCTTCTTCTTTGTCTGTAGAAGTTTCTTCAACGTTTTCAGGCATAGTTTCAGTATTTTCATCTGTTTCAGTTGAAACACCTAAAGATTCTTGTAAACTATCAAGTATCGAGTAAATAGTACTTTCATTATTATTTACTTCATCTGATAATTCTTTAATAGCATTAGGATCATTTTGAGTTTCTGAAGATTCTATTTTAGATATTTTGTCTTCTAGATTAATTTTAATGTCTATAAGTTTTGCAATTTTATCTAAATCCTCAATTTGATCAATACCATTTTCTATATTAGTTATCAAATCTTTAGCTTTAGTAATTTCTTCAGACTCTTTTTCAATTTCGTCTTCAGCATTAGCACTAGCATTTTCTGGAGTTGTCATTCCGTCTTCTAAAGTTTCTTCACTATCTTTAATATCTTCTGATAGAATAGTTGAAACTTTATCTTTTAAATATGCTCTTATAGCTACTAACTCTGTTACTGGGGTATTTTCTATTTCCTTATAAATTGAAGCACAAACTGAAGTTGTTTCTTCTTTATCTGCATCATTAACTAAAGTCATTAATTTTTCCATTAAAATTTTAATATCTGATGATAGTATTGTAATTAACGTAGATTTCATAAAAATGTTAACCTCCAAATATATACTTACACTTTTAATTTATTTTTTACAGTTTTTTTGGATTAGTCTCATCCTCAGGTATTGATTCTAAAGCTTCTAAGTTTAAATCAGTATCTGAAGAAGTTTCAAGTTCTCCTGACATTTCAAAAGGATCTCCTTCTTCTCCATTAGGAATTTCTTCTCCAAAATCCGCACCAGGTTCATTAAAAGCATCTCCTAATGGTGTTTCCCCTCCTTCTCCAGAACTTTCACCTACAGTCTGTTCATTAAAAATTATTAAGTCTTTTTGTGTTTCAATATCATCTTTCATATCATCAATATCACTATCACTCAAACCTACAATTTCTTTCAAAACCCAAAGTTTAGGAATATTTGGGAATGTTGATATAAAGGATGAAGCTACTGATAACCTGTTTGCTATATTTTCTACTCTAATGTTATCTTCAACATTTTTAGGTTTTGGCAAAGATATTTCTAACTGTCCTGCTAATTCTGGGTTTTTTATCATAATCAGGCTTTTATTTATAAGGTCATTAAGTCCAAAATTTAAGTCTGACTGATATTTTTTTATTGTTCTACTAAATCTAATATCTTCTAAAGTAAGAAGAGCTCTAGTAGAGGCTCCTTGTTCTTCAGCAAGATATGCAGGTGGAATACCTAAAGCTCCAATTAATTTCTTTTTAAAATATTCAGCATCATTAGTAAATGTTTCGGTTGATCCTGTATCTATAGGTTCCATATCTAACATTCGTGTTCCATTTACTACAGGAATCCAAATATCTTCTTCAGGTGATAACATATCAGGAATAGTGTCAAAAGAATATCCAGATTCGAAATCTATAACTTTATTCTTTTTTATTCTATTCTTAACTCCTTCTAAAAGAGTTCTTATTTTATCTTGTGGAGTTGTACCAACTTCTACTAAATATTTATATCTTAGTGGAGATCTTGATATTTTTGCAACACCTAAAGCAGCTTCTATTAAAAGTAGTTGTTTTGATACTCCACGTATTGTATCAAATAAGCTAGTTCCATATGGAAAATAAAAATTATTATAATATATAGGAAATCGTGAATATTTATTAGGCGGAATATATTTAAATTTAGCCTGTTCATAAGAAAGTGTGTCTTTAACCAAATCTTTAATTTGATTTTCTATATATTTAGATATTTCACCTTCATCGGTTTCTGACATAGAGACACCAAAATTTTCTGAAGAAACTATAGTTACCAATTTTTTTGGAAATTCTACATTTAGACTTGGAAATTTATCAGATAAAAGTTTTTTTATTGCTGATTCTTTGTTGTCTTGGTAAACTAGAATTCCTGCTTCTATTCCTGAAACCATATCTGTTATAAGAGTTACATTTTTTGGAGAATGTATAATATACTTAATAGATTCTCTGGTTTTATTCAACTCTACAAAACAGTCTCCATATAAACAAGAAGTAAATATTATATTAGGTAGTATCTCTGTTAATTTTGTTTTTTTAATTAATATTTCTGCATATATTTTTGCTCTATTTCCAAGATTACCAGGTTCTTTGAGATATACTAATTCATTATTTCTATCTCCTACGTTTGGTGATAAAATAAGATCAGTATACATTTGTAGAGCTGCTGAAGCTTCAGGAATTCTATAATATATTTGTTCGTACTCTTCATATCTCTGATTTCTGCCTACAGCTAGATCAAAAAATTTCTGGAAAAATGAAATTCCAAATACAGAACCACTGTCAACAAGGGCTAATGTTCTCTCTAATTCCTCGTCAGTAAGTAATTTTCCTAAATCTAATAATTTTTTATCTTGATCATAGATTTTATCTTCTATTTTTGTTTTATTGAATTTTTTTAAGAAATTATAAAAAGTTTCTTGGAATCCCAAATTAATCTCCCTCTTTTACTGCGGCATCTATCAAACTAGAAGCTTTCTCTTTCTTTTCTTTGTCTATTACTGGATTAATTCCTAGTTCATCTAATTTGTCTAGGATTGTTCCTAAATGTTCTACAGATTTTGATAATGCATCAGTGTTTTTAGATTCTTCTTTTTTAACTTTTAGATTTTCCTTTTTTAACTTTAAGTCTAAGATATTTTTTATAGTATTAACTTTTTTATTAGGAATTTCAGATATTGTATTTATTAAATTAGTTAATGCCATAATATTTGAAGCTTTTATATATCTTATGTCTTTGAATTCTTTAAAATTTGCTATTAAATTGTCTAATAAAATTTTGGCAGTATCTTCTACATCAGAAGATTCTATTTCTTCTATTAATTCTGTTAATAAATCATCAAATTTAGAACTATCTTCAACTAGGATATCAGTTGGTATTATTTTCTTCTTCAATATTATTCTCCTTAAAAGGATTTTCTACTAGAGAAGTTTCAACATCTTTATCCCTTTCGGGTGACTGTTGATTTTTTTCTAATATATTTTTTTCTTTATTATTTAATTTTGGAATGTTTGTTTCCCTATCTTCCAAAGTGTTAGGTACAATTTCTTGCTTTTTAGGTCTTACTGTAAGAGTAGAACTATCAAATCTTTTTATATAAGGGTCTACTATTGATTTAAACATTCTTATTAAATCTTTTCCATCCTTTATTTTATTTAGATTTTTAGTACTTTTTTCTAATATTTTTATAAACCCTTCTCTTCTTATCTTCTTTTTTAACGTTTCAAGCGTAGGGTCATATGTAATTCCAAAAGATCTTCTATAATATGGCAATAAATCTCTACCTAAAGAAGAAATAAACGGATCTAATTCTAATAATACCTGCCACAAGTGTTTACAAACAATTCCTTCTTCTTTTGGGTTTTTGATCTTTGGCTTTCTACTTTCTCCTGGTCCGTAAGCTGAATTTTTCTTTGTCAATATGTAATAGTATCCAAAATATCTAAAAGCATCACAACTACAATATACTTTAGCTTCAGTCAAAGATAAAAACTTTGCGAAGAATTTTAGGATAAGATCATCATTAACACCTAAAAACATCATAATAAAGATAGAAGGTTCAATTTCTTTATAAGCCATTAATTTAATAATCTGTTCGTACTTCATATTATTATGAACAGATTTTGTAGAAAATCTTATTGTACCATTTACTAAAAAGCTATATAAATTTGCAGGGTTTACATTTATATAAGATTCCCAATCTTTAGAATTTAAGTGTAAACCTTTAGATTGAGAATATTGAATTTTAGATTCTTTTGTTAAATATATTAGTTTTTCAGAAATTATTATATTATCCATTATATTTCGTTCTTCAAAGAAGTAATAGCAAAATAAGGAAACATTGATATACTATTTAGTATATGATTGCACATATAATTACCTATTCCTAATCTCTTACTATATTTTCTATTATATTCAGGACAAGTACATCTAAAATAAATTTCATTCATACTGAATAAAGTAAAAAACGCAAATAGTGTTTTATATTCTGAAGCCCAATAATCTACTTTTTTATTCATCATACTACTTATAGTTACAATAGAATTTAAGTCAGCTTTTGATGTAATGTATTGTCTTACCGAACCATATTGTTGATCTACAATATTTGTGCTGTATTCTATAATTTTATTTGTTTTATCTATATGTAATCCTGATAATGAAATATTTCTAGAAACTATTCTAGACTTAACAAAATTTAAAATATTGAGAACTTCTCCTTTATTATTAGATTTTGCTAAATCTTTACTTTTTAAAGATTCTAGAAAAGAAGTAATGGTTATAGGACTTATTCTCATCATTGAATAAGAATCCATATTATATCCTAGAACTAAAGAATTTTTAGCATCAGTTAATGAAATTTCATTATTTTTAGTATCTACATACGTAACTTTATCTTTTATTTTTTTATTATCTTCGTCTATAAGTTCTATAGTTCTATTAGCAGCAACAAATACTTTACGTTCTTTATCTATTTTTTTCTCAAAATTTAGATATTCTTCTGCTTCTTTTAGTTTATTCAGATCTCCATTAAATCTATCATTTAATATTTTTACTAGTTTATTATATTTTTCTTTTTCTTTAACAACTCTATATCTAGACATGTGATCACCACTAAAAGAAATTCTTATTACATTCAACAACAAATGATAAGAGTTCAATAGATAAAATATTTTTATTATTTTTAATATAAGAAAGAATTTCAATTTCTTTAGAAATTAAATTTTTTACATTATCGTTATTAACTTCTTTTTTACTAAATCCTGCTTGAATTAGCTTAAATTCTATTTTGTATTTAGCCCAATCTCTAAATAACATGAATATTAATTCTTGGTCTTCTTCATTTATAGGATTTGTATTAGATAACGGGACAAACTTTTCTAACATAATTTCAGAATACTTTTTAGTCAATTTTTCTGGAATTCTACCATTAAGTAAATCAATGAAAAATAAAGCAAAAATCTTAATAAAACATAATTTTTTCACTTTACCTGACACAATAGTAAAACAGTAATTTAATAATTTTTCACCTAAAACTTTATTTTCAGAATATTCTAATTCTTCTATTACTTCATCTATAGACTTTTCTTCTAGTTCTTCTAAATCTTTTAATGATGGGTGTGAATATTCAACAAATTCATCATAGTTATCAATAGACAATTCTGGATGTAATTCTAACATTTCTTCAGAATTTGAACATATTATATCAACAAAATCAATATCTCCACCATACATCTCAGAATTTTCATCATTATTTAAGTCAAAAGCAGAAAGTGGTATTGTTTTTGATTTCTTTTTATATTCCAAAGATTTATAAAATATCGCACTTCTATGAGCTATAGAAACAAATACTGAAAACATTACTTTAGAAGTATCAATTTTTGTTAAATATTTTATTATTGCTAACCAAGCGTTGTTAATTACACTTCCAAATTCGTCAGAAACAGGAGAAATAACCTTTGCTCCAATAACTTTTCTAATACTTAAGTCTACATAAGGGTATAATTTTTCTAAAATTTTATTTTTTTTATGAAGACAATGTTTAAGTATTCTCAAATTCTTTCCTGTATGAATCCATCCTATAAAATCGTATAATTTATATTCTTCTATAAGAGTTTTTAATTCATATTCATCTTTAAGGGTTATTTGTATAGAGGAATTCTTTTTGTTTTCTTCTAAATATTTAACCTTGTTTTTGAATTTTTGATCACTGCTCTCTCTAATTTTTCTAATTTTTTCGATTTTAGGCAGCATTTCAAGAATATACTGTTCTATTTTTGTAGTTTGATAATCTTTTAAAGAAAAAATGTCATGAACAAACTTAGAATCTGATAATAATATTCCAAGCATCCAATCTTCTTCTTTAAATCCCCAACTTAATAAATTACTGGAAACTTCACCCATTTTCCCACACCTTTAATTTGTAAAAATATTTTTAAAAAAAGAATTGTGATAATTCTAAAGTTAACTTATGAAGAGTAGAAAATTTTGATACGAGGTGTAAATAAATTGAATAGTAAAAACCAGGATCCGGAAACTATTCTACTTAATAAATTAATAGAATATAGACAAGATCCTCCTAAATGGATAAAAGAAAATGTAAAAATAATTCATAGATCTGAAGGTATTATTCCATTTAAACTTTATGATTTCCAGGAAAAAGTAATAAATCTAATTTTATCAAATCATTTTGTAATTACTTTAAAGAGTAGACAGGTTGGTATGTCTACACTAATGCAAGGATTCTGCCTTTGGTGTGCTATACATTATTCTAATTACAATATATTAATAATATCTGCAGGCCAAAGAAATGCTACAGAGTTCTTAAAAAGCTTAAAAACTATGTATTATGCAGTAGAAGAAAACTCCTTAAAGCCTAAATTAACTAAAGATAACGCTCAAACAATGGTTTTTGAAAATGGATCGACAATAACAGCACTTCCTGCTACATCATCATCAGCTAGAGGAGTTTCAGTAAATCTTTTAGTAATAGATGAGGCTGCATATATACCAAATATAGAATCTGTATACCAAGCAATATATCCTACAATATCAAGAGCATTCTCTAATACTAAAGGAAAACCTTATGGGATAGTAGTATTAAGTACACCTAATGGTATTTCAGGACTTGGTGGATGGTATTATAAAATGTATATGTCAGCACTATCTAAAAAAACGAAATATATACCTGTAAGAGTACATTGGACAGAAGTTCCTGAATATGATTTAAAATGGTTCCAAGATCAATGTGAACAACTTAACTGGAATTTTAGAAGTATAAAAACAGAATATGAATTATCCTTCGTATCTTCAGGAAATACTTATATTCCATCAAACCTTTTAGCTTCTATGGATAGTCAAGAACCTATATTAAAAAGTGCAGATGGTTCTTTATGGGTATGGGAGAAACCAGATCCTGATATCAGCTATGTAATGGGCGTGGACGTAGCTTATGGTACCAACAATGACTATTCTACAATACAAATTATAAATCCATATACTATGAACCAGGTAGCTGAATATTGTAATAATAAAATAACAATAGATGATTTTGCAAAAGAAATACTAAATTTAAATAATATATATCCTTCTCTAATAAATATAGAAAGAAATGCTGTAGGTAAAGTCTTAATAGAAAGAATAATAGAAAAGTCTTCAGGACTCGGGGTTAATTTATATAGAGATGGAAAAACAAATACTTTAGCTAATAATAAATCAGGACCTTCTTCAACAATAGGAACTCAAGTAACAGGACAATCAAGAGATTTAATATTATCGAATATGTATGGTATTATTATAGATCAATATTTAGATATTTATAATAGAGTTAATACAAATAATGATACTTTGTCGATAGAAGAAAAATTAGACTTATTAATAGAAAATACTACGTCTAAAACACTAAAAAAAGAAGTTAAAGAAGAGAAGAAAACAGTAGGAATAATTAAATCTGAAAGACTAATTTGTCAATTGTTAGGTTTTGTTTGTGATGAACATGGAAGAGCTGAAGGTGATACTGACGACTTAGTTATGGCATACGCCCATTCTTTATATGCATATTCTAAAAGTAAAAAATACTTATTAACTAATGTTGAAAAAATAAATAAAGACTTTGATGAAAACGCAAATACTCCTAAAAAATCATTAGCAAAATTTTTATTTGGTGGAGAAAAAATGAGAAAAGGAGTTTTCAGTAAGTTATCTTTAGATGAATTTGAAGATCTTCTTGAAGATTCTGAAAAATATGAGTTAAGCAATAAAGAACCTGATTTATCTTCGGTCGCTAGTGTATATAAAATATTCGAATTATTTTAATAACTATTAAGTGAGGTAGTATAATGAAAACTGTTAAAAAATACAATGTTATTATTCCTTTTAGACATGGTGAACACGAATTTTTGAAAACTAAAGAATTCTCTTCAGATATGGTTACTTTTACAGAAGATGATTACAAATTTTTGATTTCTAGAGGAAATATTGTAGAAATAGAAAACCAGAAAGAGGAAAAGAAATTAGAAAACTTAGAACCAATAAAAACTGAAGAAGTTGTAATTGAAAATAATGAAGAAGTCAAAGAAGAAGTATCAAAAGAAGAGCTTGTAAATAATGAATCTACTGAAGAAAAGAAGACAAATAGAAGAAGAAAATAATGTGAGGTTTTTTTAATGGGGGCTTTATTTGGGCCAATATTACAATTGGATTCTGATGACTTAGAAACATTTAAAAGTCTAGTGTTTTCAGAATTAGGTGCTCCAATTATTAACCTAGAAATTTCAGATAGTCAATTTATTACTTTGATAAGTAGAGGAGTACAAAAGCTTAATATATACGCTCCTAAATTAGTTGTACAAAGAAGAACAGTTCTTCCATATACTGGACAATATTTAATGTTAGATTATCCTAAAGTTAATTCAGTATTGAATGTTGTAGTCTCTGTTGACTATTTAATAGGGCTAGGAGTTCCTTTAGAAGCTATAATGAAAGTTCCATTTAGTTTTGCCGCTAGTAGATATCCTGACATAGCTACTGAATTTGCTACTAGATTTGTTTGTTATGATTTTGCAAAAAGAATGTATGGACTAGATGTTTCTTGGGAATTAGAACCTCCAAACAAAGTAAATCTTCTTCCAACTCCATATATGGAATCTGTTTTTGGGTTTATATTAACAGTAGATCATGATACGAATTTAGGATCTCTTACAAATTTTGAAAGAGAATGGCTAATAAAATACACTATAGCTAAAACAAAAACTGTTATAGGAAGAATAAGAAGTAAATATTCAGGTGTATCTCTTCCTGTAGGATCTTTAGATTCTGATGGTCAATCTATGATTTCTGAAGGTCGTGAAGAAGAAGAAGCATTGATGGAAGAATTAGTAAATTACAGAAAATTTGCAGAATCTTATATAACAACCGGGTAGGGGATATTATGTCAAAAAAACAACAAAACAGTCAAGAAATCTTTTTTTCTGCCATTAGAGAATTAGAAAGATTATCAGGAATTATATTAGCTGAGGAATCTTCTACAGAATATGACCCGAAGAGACTTTTTGATATTGTAGATAAAGCAGAAGAAATTATAGGATTATTTGAAGAAATTTTAAGTAATGTAAAAACCTTTTATAAATGTATAAATTATCTTTTTAATACTGATAGTAATGATTTTCCAGTACAAGTTTTTGAAGATAATTTAAAAAACCTATCTTTTACTATTCAAAAATTTAAAGAGATAAATGGTAGAACAAATGGAGTTAAAAACCTAGAAGATATGATTTCCTTTGGACATTCGCTTTTAGTAGCAATGGAAAATGGAACTACTGAATTCGGGTTATTACCTAGAAGTTTAGATGAAAAAAAGAATAAAACCGAAAATAATCAACAAGAAAATGCCCAATCTTCTCAAGTAAATAAAGAAAAACCTTTAGAAGTAGTACAATCTACACCTATGGTAAATATCGTAGAAAAGACAAAATAACATATGTTTGAAACATATCCATTAGAATTTGTAGATGAAGATGAATATAAAGAACTAATAAAAAATACTGAAAGACTTTTTAGAACTAGCAAAGAATATAGAAAATGGTTGGAAAGTATTGAAGAAAGAAAAGAGTGTGCAGTTACTGGAAGTTCTTCAGATTTATTTCCTATAGAAGTGCATCATTATGGAGAAACTCTATATCATATAACACAACAAATAATAGATTATTTTTATGAAAAAAATCTTCCAATATATAGTTGGAAGATACTTAAAGCTTTAATTCTTTTTCATAAATATGATACTGTTGATTATATACCTCTACTTCATTGTGTTCATTCTGCAATAGGTAAAGAATATAATGAAGTATTAGAGTTGTATCCAGAGTTACCAAATAAAGTGCATATTGGTAATAAAGAATTAAGAACATTGATATTACAAAATTTAGAAAAAGAATGAGGTAAGGAAATCCCAAATGGCAAATCAAGATATTGTTAAACTAACATTAATATTAAATTCAGGTAAAACTGTAGTATGTACAGTTTATATTAAAGTTGCTGAGGCTTTTAAAGTTTCTTGGATAAAATATAAAAAGACTCCAACTCCAGAAAATAGAATAGTAAATATATCAAAAAATTCAGAACAACGACTTACAGAAGAAACTCTAGTAGATTTGAATGAAGTTGCTGTAGTACAATATTTTAATGGAGACCTAAAATCACGGTTTGATGGTGATTAATCTTATATAATAAGTTGGGACAGAATTGAATTCGTCAATTAGACAACATGATGAAGCAGTCTTAAGATATTTTGGAAATCTATTAATAGATGATGGAGAAAACAGAAGACCTCCACAAACAGTTTTTGCTATCCCATCATTTCAAGGATCTAAATTACAAGTATCTGAATCATGGACTCCAATATTTCCTTTAATAGTGGTAACTAGGACCGGGATTGAAAAAGTTCCAGCAACTAATATTATTAAAGGACGAAAATATCGTCCTGCAGTTACTTATTTAAATGAAGATACCAAAACAATGTCGCAAGCAGAAATAATGCCATATAATATAAATTATAAAATAGATGTTATTTCTTTATTTATGGAACAAAATTTGCAGATATTAGAAAGTATTATATGGAAATTAGAAAAAAGTCCAGGAGTATTAGTAAATATTCCTGCGAATACTTTAAACATACAAGTTAGTGCTTATATATCAAATTACACAGTATCAGATTCTACAAATTATGAAAATATTCCAGACGAAGAAAATAGAATAATAAAAAATACTATAACATTATCATTATTTTCTTATTTTGTTGATACTAGATATGGAGCGAAAACAGTACTAAAGACTATTAATAATTTAAAACTAGACAAAAACTAAAATTAATTTTAATGAATGTTTTATATTATGATCGGTGAGGTGTAGATATATGGGAGGTCATGTTTCTCCTGGAGTATATTTTGAAACTTTAGATTTTTCTCTTTATACCCCAAAAATTTCAAGTACTATTTTATCTATTGTTGGAAAATTCAAAAAAGGTCCTACAGAACCAACACTAATAACCTCAGCTAAACAATTTCTAGAAACTTTTGGTATTCCTGAAAAGGGTATGTATTCTTCTTATGCTGCTCTTTCTTATCTAGAATTTGGTAATATGTTATGGGTTAAAAGACTTGTTGGACCAAAAGCTGTAAAAGCTTCTGTAGAAATCCCAATGGGACAAGTTATAAACAACGAAAATAATGGATTAGGTAATGGAGTAGATTATCTATACGAATTTACACTCAATAAGAAACCACTTCCTGGAACTATAAAAATGTACATAGGAAACTATTATGTAACAGATGATGGTCAAGGAAATCTTATATCCAATGGAACTTTAGTAAATACTAACTATATTGATTATGATACTGGTAAAGTTTATTTCACTTTATCTACAGCACCTATTGCAGGAAAGAAAGTAACTATAAGATATAACTATTTAGCAGTTCCAGTTGTTAATAAACTTTTAGCTACTGGTAATGGAACAAATAAAACTTTTAGTGGAATATTACCTAATGCTAAAATAGTTAAGACTGGATTTACAGCTACTGATGGAGTAGAAACTTTTAGTTTAGGAACAATAACAGGAGATGTTGCGTCTCTAGTAGGAAATGCGCAAACTAATCCTGGAACAGGAACTTTAAATCTAAAAACAGGAGTTTATAGCATAACATTCAGTGTAGCACCTTTAAATAATTCTCAGATTACGGCTTCTTATTCATATGAAACATATAAAGAAAAAGAATTATTTACAGGAGATGGAACAAGAAAAGCTTATATAGGTTCTCTTGACTGTGTAGTAAATCCAAAAACAGTTTCAATAATTGTTGATAAAACTGAAGTTTCTAAAGATGATGGTAATGGAGTCTTTATTAATGGAGTTAAAAATGTAACTAATTCTATTGATTACACTACAGGAAAAGTTGAAATTGCAGTATTAAATTCATTATCTTCCACAGATACTATAACTACTTCGTATACTGCAAAATTAGAACAAAATATAAAAGTTGTTGAAGATTCTGATGGAACTGAATATTCTGGAGTATTATTAAAGCGTCCTCTTATAAAAGGTTCTATTGTTGTTACTTGTGGAGGAATCACTCTTGTTGATAATCAAGGCTCTCTTGTTGGAGATTCAGGAAACGGGGAAATTGACTACACAACAGGAGAAATAACAATAAACTTTGTAAGTAAACCTACTACAGGATCTATTATTAAAGTATCTTATCTTGCCAAATTTGGAGAATTTTCTGCAGTTTCTGAAGGTTCTTGGGCCAACCAAACAAAAGTAATGTTCTATAGAGATTTTAGACTTGGTAACTGTATGAAAGTTTGGGCCCCCAATCTAACTTCTTCAATGAATGCAAGTGAAGATTTTTATGATTTAAATTTTAGTGATGTAAATAGTCAAGACTATTTTACTACTAAGATGTCATCAAATTTTATAAAATTTACAGCAACTACAAATAATCCGGAAGATATTCCTGTTTTTGGAGTTTTAATGTCATTGACAGGTGGGTCTGATGATTATGAAGGTATTACTAGAAGCCATGCTGTAGATGGTATAGAAGAATTCTCAAATCCTGAGAGATATGATATAAATCTTATAGTTGCTCCTGATTTTCCTGGAGATAAAGTTGTAGCAAATAAACTAATTCAAATGTGCGAATCTCGTGGAGATTGTATGGCTATCATTGATCCTATGCCAAACTTAACAGTCCAACAAGTTATCGATTGGTCAAATGGAGAAGGTCAATGGTCCAAAGAAAATGCTCTTAATAGTAGATTTGCTGCTCTATACTATCCTTGGGTTTTAATTCATGACTCGTTTACTAATAGTGATATTTTTGTACCACCTTCTGTAAAAATCGTTGGAGTTTATGCTTATAGTGATAGTGTTTCTGTTCCATGGTTTGCTCCTGCAGGTTTAAATAGAGGTAGATTATTCAATACTATGGGTGTTGAAAGACAATTGACAGTTGGAGACAGAGAATTTCTATACAAAACTCCAAATTCAGTAAATCCTATAGTTGACTTTACTGGAGATGGAATTGTGGTATGGGGACAAAAAACATTACAACGTAAACCTTCAGCTACAGATAGAGTTAATGTATCTAGAATGTTAATATATGTTGCTAAGATTTTAGCAACAGCTACTAAATATCTAGTATTTGAACCTAGTGATGAAATAACCTGGATCCAATACAAACAATTAGTAAATCCAGCAATTGAAGATATCAAGACCCGTAGAGGTTTGATGGAATATAAGATAGTTTGTGATAAATCTACAAATACTCCTTATGTCATTGATAATAATGAAATGGTTGCGGATATCATCATGAAACCTACAAAGAGTGCAGAAAGAATTATTACAAGATTTATAATAACTAGTAGTGGTGCAAGTCTAGATAGTATTACTTATCAACAATAATTATAGTGAACTACCCACTACCCTAAAGGGATAGTGGCTTCTGAAAAGGAGCTAAGTTCACCAGACTCAGGCAGGAGAAATCCTACCTACGATAGATAAGTCATGACACCAATGGTTGACGCACCAGACTGTTGCTCTGTCGCTTATGGTTAAGTAGATCTGAGGTAAGGATCAGTGGCATAAGTGTAAAAAGCTTATTTATCTTTGTCGAGGTGAAGTCGGATTCTCTAGTTGTTCACAGATTAGAGATACGCACAACCTGCTTAGGCAGTGTTATTAGCCCTTTGGGCTAAGTGGCTTACATCCCCGACCTTAAAAGGTCGGGGTTTTACGCCGCATTTTATAAATTTAGCGCTGTAATTTAATAATAGTTACAGCGCTATCTTTCATTTCTATAATTTTTAAAACTTCTCAGGGAGTGAAATATACATGGCACAAAGAAAACCATTTCATCCTCTATCATATTCTAAGGGTGATTTAGTAAGACCAAATGCTTTTAGCGTTACCTTTCAAGAATCAGGACTTTATTTAATGTGTAATAAATGCACAATAGTAATGCCTAAATCTGTAGCAATTCCTGTTCCTTGGATGACAGGTATTATGCAATTAGCTGGTAGACAAAACGGAGCTTTTGCTTTTAACGTTTCATTTTATGCTGGTGTTGGTGGGGAATATGATTCACTAAAAGATTTATATACTTGGAGAAATAAGTGTTTAGAACACGAAAAGGGTATTATAGGATTACCTGAACAATACAAAAAAGAAGTCAGTATTATAGTTCATAAAACCAATTTTGATGAAGACAGTTCTCCTCTATATGAATTCCAGTGCAAAGGTGTATGGCCAACAGATATTCAAGATATTCCTTTAGACGTAGGTAATGACGGAATTGTAGAACTTTCTGCAAACTTTGCTGCAGACGTCATTTTTATGTCAGGGTTCCAAAGTTAAGAAAGGATTTAGGTAGAAATGAGTATAACATCAGATAAAACCCTTTTTGCAAAACTATTGAGAGAACAATCTAAACATATAATTGATTTAGCAGAAACTAATCTAAAAGATGTTATCGATACTTTAAAGATACCACAATGTGATGAATATGGTAATCTTATAACAAGACCACAACTAAATTCTGAAAAAAAAGACTAGGGTCTCTTTCAATAACGGCTAGTAAAGAGACCCAGGAAATATCAGATTCTTCAAATGCCGTTGTTTTAGCTGGAGGGTTTGAGTTTATAAAAGATAAAATACAGGATTTTGGGAGTAAATCTTGGGTTCAAGAAGCTTCTCATGAAGTAAAAAGAAATTTAGCAGATGCTATAACCACTTTCTTTTTATATGGTCCTGGAAAAGTAGAATTAAATATTTTTAAAGATGTATATAGAATTTTCAGATGGCATATTGACCAAACTGATGTTAAATTTATTACTTCTTATTTTGACAATAGAAAAATATTACTTGATAAACTTAAAAAAGTAGTCCAAATATTTGATAGTAAAGGTAAAGTAATAAAACAAAATTCAAATATATTTGAATTATTTTCTCCTGGAGAATCTAGAAAGATTGCATCTTTTTTATATGATATTTATAACGAACAATCATTATGGAAAGAAGTTATTAAAGGAATAAAAAATAATTTTCCAGGAATGAATTTTAATGACCAAATATCTCAACTTACTGAATTTTTTAATAAGTCAAAGAATGTAGATACTACAAATAAAAAGGAATTAGATAGATTATATAAAGAATTTGATCAAATTTCAAAATCTTGGTCTGAAAAATACACAGTAAATATTATAATAGCTATTGTCCTTTATCTAAGTAACGTTGTTCGTATAGGAGATTTACTGGAGAACAAATTTGGAAATAATAATAAAGATGATGAAAAAAATCCAGAAAATACTAATGGATTATCTTTTAAAGACTTTGTTATTAAATATAGAGAACATCTATCTTATATACTAGAAGACAAAAAAACAGAAGTTTCTACAATGAATGAAAAAAAGATTTTAAGCGAAATTATAAATGGTATAGCAGGAGGAAATTCAGCAGGAAGAATTTCTATAAAACTATATAAAATGTTGTTAAATTTGTTCATTAAACAAATAAAAATATCAAATAAAAATATAGATACTGCTAAACAAAAATTTTATGATAAACTTTCTACAGACGGACATTTATTAATTACTAAATTAGGAATAACTGGGGATATCGATCAGTCTTTGTTGGATATTATAGTTTCTGTTGTTGTCAACTCTTTTACAAAAACCACTCCAAAATTAAACTCACTAGAAGCAATTTTTGATGATGCTTTATCATGTAAGGTATAGGTGGTGCCTATGAAAATATCAGCCTTCAGTTATATATATACAGATTCAGGCTTTGTAAAAATAGGCAATCTGTTTAACAAAAAAGAAAATAATCCTAGTTTTATATTTCCTAAATTATTATCTTATAATATAGAAAATGCAGTTTTAGAATTTATTAGTTTTGAAAGAATTGTAAAATATTTAGATACCGATTTATACACTTCAAGATTTATAGATTCTGTTCATGGTAAAGTAGCTTCCACTCTAACTAGTATAGATACTGAGATAATACAATACAATATTCAACCAACAACAATAGAAACTATTGTAGATTATAATTATAATGTTTATAATTATATAGCAAATAATAAAACATTAGCTGAAGTAAGAAAAAGAAATTTAGGAAATATTGTGAATTACGGGAATCCTGTTCCTAATTTAGCTTCTAGTGATGTTGTTATTAGATTTTTAGATAAGTCACCAGCAATAAAAGATACAGCATATGCTATTGAAATTAAAAAACAAATAGAAGATCCTAATAACCCTGGATCCTATATAGATTCTTATCTAAATCCAATAATTTTTACAAGTCATGATATAACCCATACTTATAATTTTATTGCAATTTGTTAAAGAGAGGTTAATATAATGGGATTTAACAAAGCTTTATTTACTGATGTAGTACAGACTCCTACAGGAACAATAGCTACTACAGCAAATGCGGTAATCTCGCCTACAGCAGGTGGAGGTTTCCAGATTTTAGATAATATTTCAGCTCACGTTTTCTTTAAAGCTACCTTCGGAGCAACAACAACAGTTGATGGTAATATTAAAATTTATGGAATATTTTCTAAAGACAATACAACATTTAATACATTTAATGCTAACATTTCTCCACTTCTTGCTACTATAGTTATAAAAACAGGAGTTGGTACTACAACAGCTCTTGATTTAAATGCAACTCTTGATGCATCAAAACTTACTGCTGAGTATATGAAATTAGTATTTGTTAACGATGCTACAGGACAACCTTTAACAATATCTGATTTTTCTCTTCTGTTAAGAAAAATCTAAAAAAATAGTAAAAAAAAAATAATAGCCGACTTAACGTCGGCTATTTTGTTAGGAGAATTTTTTGATGAAAGACTTGATATTAAAAAATTTGGCTCAGGTTAATTTATCAAATACTATAACTTCTGTATATACTGTTCCTATAGATAGAACTACAATAATTTCAGAGATTTTATTATATAATTCAGGAAGTACTGATGCTATAGTTAAAATATATTTTGTTAAAAGTGGAGATACTACAGAAAGTAAAAATTTAGTATATCCATCAATATCTATAAAAAGTAATGAAACAAAATCTATAATTTCTAATACTATATTAGAGACAGGTAGTCAGATACATATAGGACTTACTGAAAATTTGACTAATGTTGCATGTAATATTTCAGGAACAGAGATACTATAATATGAAGATATTTAGCACAAAAGAATCTACTTATTCTAATTCTACAATGTTAAATATAGACTCTGATGCTAATTTATCATTTTATACAGTTTTTAATAATTCAGAGTCTATAGTAGAATCGTCTTCAACTTCCTATTTACCATTAATAAGTGGCAGCTTTTATTACTCTTCAAAAATCTATAGTACAAAATTTAAAGTAGTATTAAGAGGAAAAACCTTTAGTGGAACCGGCAGCATTAGAATAACTATTTCAGATGGGACTAATTCAGTATCTTCTGTTATTTTAGGAATTAATTCAGAATCTAAAGTGTATGAATCTATGCTTGACTGTAAAATAATAAATGATAATAGTATATTAAATATACTGATAGAGTATATTTCACTTACAGACTCTATAAATATAGATAGAATAAAAGTATTAGGAACACCTTCAAATTCATTAATGATAGAATCTCTAATAAATACTACAAATATAATAGAATTTGATTCTAAAAATGAAACTCTATTAAATAGTGGGTTGTTCCTATCTAATACTTTTAAAGGAATGGCTTCAAATAGATTTATGTTTGTTTTTGGTACAGAAATTCCAGTAGGTGTTACTCAAGCACTGTTGAAGGTAAAAATTGGTGGTAGTGAGTTAGGAATTGCTGTTTATAATGAAAACAGTGTGGTGATAACTCCTTCTTCTACTCTTTCTGTTGGTTATCTACAATATCCTAGAACTCCTGATCCTACTCTCTCATATAATATTTTTGGAAAAGTTTTAGAAGGTTCTGGAGTAGTAAAACTTAAATTTTTTGAACTATTTCTAGAAAGTTAATGAAGAATTATGCTTATAAAAAATAGATATTATGCAAACTTACCTGTAGAAATCACCAAAATAGTATTGAATTTTGAAGGCGGATACCAAAAAGATAAGGTAGATGATGCCAACTATTATAAAGGGGTTTTAGTTGGAACTAAATATGGAATAACTCCAGGAGCACTTCAAGCAGCTATGAATACTGGAGTTATTGATACTTTTGATATAACTCCTAAATCTATGGAAAACCTTGATGTAAATATAGCTACAAAGATATATGAAGTAAGATATTATATTCCTATTAGAGGACATCAATTACAAACCCCTCTTAATTTATTAGTTTTTGATACCTCAATACTTCATGGAAGAAGCGGAGCAGGAACGTTATTACAAAAAACAATAAAAAAGTATGACTATAGTATAATAATTGATGGAGATATAGGGCCTAGAACAATATCATCCACTAATAAAATGATTTCTGCTTTAGGAATTGAAAAGGTGTGTAGAGATTTTATAAAATTTAGAGAAAGTTCTTATATTGAAATAGTAAAAAAGAGCCCTAAAAAAGAAAAATTTTTAAAAGGTTGGATGAATAGGCTTTCTATATTAACAAAAAAGGTTGAAGAAATATTAAGTCAGAAGGTAGATAGCAATGGATTATAATATGGAAGAATTTGTTAATTCTGTTAAAGATACTTTACTAAAAGGCCTAGAAGATATTAAAAAAGAATCTAATGCTTTTAACAACAAATTTAAAACAGAAGTGTATAAAACATTAGAAGAATCTAATAACAAATATCTAAAATTTAGTAATGATAGATATAATAATATATACATAATATATGGAGTTATGAATGTAGGAGAAAGAGTGGTCTTTGAAGAACAAGCTGAAGAAGTTTGTATGTTAATTCCTGAAGGAAATTTCGTGTCTTCTACTGGATTTGTAGCAAAATCTAATGGATTTTGGATGGCATTGGTGAAAAAACAATGATAGTAAAAGAAGTTCCAATACTAAAAAATAACAATTTGAGACTTGATGGCTTAGAATTACTATTATTAGAGGATACTTCTGTTCAAATATCTCCTTTTAGTGTAACAATAGGTGACTACTTATATCAATATGATGGATTACATGGTGGCATTTGGTATCCTAAAAATGGAGATCTTATTTATTTAGGATTACAAGATAATAAACTAGTTCTAATACATTTAGATAAAAATTCCGATAAAATATCAGAAGATTTAAATAGTAAATATTCAATTTCAGGAACTCATACTAAAGATTTTGGAATAATAATATGGGTAATTGATAACATTGTATATTATTTAAAGTTTCATTCTTAGGTGATTTCAATGAATGAAAATATGATTAAATTAAATCCTTCCGGGAATTTTTACAAATATGTAGAAGATTTTGAACCCTATAAAAAAAGAATTTTAGATTCCTTATCTGAGAATTCTTCATTAATAATTCTAGAAATATATCCTCTTCATGCCCAAATAAATAGTAGTTTAGGGATATATGGGGAATCTTTTACTTCTAAGATGATATTATTTATTAATACAGTTAGAACAGTATCTAATAAATACAAAGAAATAATAAACAATATAGAAACTATAGAAAATCTAATAGGCATTGAGGAGAAAATTTCATATAATAATTTACGTAAAGAAGTAGAAAGCTTATTAGGAGATTTAAATACATGGTCAAAAACATAAAGCATTTAATACACAAAATAAAGATAAATTTTCTTATTCTAAAAACTTTATTTATTAAGTTTAAATATTTCTTTAAAAAGAAATGTAGAAATAATAAGTTCTTTAAGAATAAAACAATAACTGATCAAGGCAACCTTCAAAAAGCTTTAGATTGGCAAAAACGTCAACTAGCAGAATTAGATATTGATATAAAACAAACAGCTTTTAAGTATTCTAAAAATAAAATAAAAAAAGTATATTATAAAGCATTAAAAGAAATAGCCTACCAAAAAGATATAAAATTATATAATAAAGAAGAATATATGGCTACAATAAAAGAAATAAGGTCTTTAGGATTTGGAGATTGTGAAGACCAAGCATACAATATAATGTTCAGATTGAGAGAATCGGGTATACCTGATGACTTTTTAGGAGTTCTTTTCGTTAGTGAAAAGAATAAAGAAAATTCCGGACATGTTTTTGCGATTGTTCAAAATCAGGATGACGACTTTTGGATTCTAGACAATGGGCATTATTTAGCAATGCCAACTTTAGCTTCAAAATATTTAGCTAAACGAGATGACATTGAATATGTTATAGGATATAACCTATATTCAGTATGGAATTATGAAAATAATTAATACAAATAATAATGGGAGAGACCTTAGTGGTCTCTCCCAATTTTTTAGCCCCAATCTTCGGAAGATGATTCTTTTTCCTCCTCAGTAAAATCTCCATCTCCAGTATGTATTTCTTTTTTATTTGTAGTAGATCCTTTCTTATAATCACCAAAAATATATGTGCAAAAAAGCTTTATCATAGGATATGAAGTAAGATAAGCGATACAAATATCTACAAACTGAGAGAAAATTTCTCCATTCATAGGAATATTTATAAATGTTTTATCATCACCTTTGTTTTGATAAACTTTACAAGAAACTCCTGAAGGTTTGCTTCTTTCATCTTTAGTAGGCATCCATTCAAAAACCATACCACGAACAATGGTTTTATCTCCAAATGTTCTTATAATTTCAACTTTATCTGCAGCCAACTTTGAATTATAAAAATTTCTTATTAGAGAAATATCTGCAGGATTTAACTGAAGTACAACCTGCTTATCATAATTCATAAATTTAGTGCCTTTAGGTATCTTTCCTTTTTTCATATCAACTCCTGCTGGTAATTCTCCAGGAGTTCTTGAAGGAGTAGCTAATACTAATAACCCTCCATTAATTCCTACTTTACATACCAACTTAGCATACTTCGGATGTACATAACTATATATTTCAGCACCATAAAAAGGATTTCCCATATCAATTCTTCCTCCTGTTATTAAATCATTTCTATTATTTTTTCTATTTCTGAATCTACTTTATTATTTCTAGTATTTACAGCTACTATTTTCTTACATAATAATGCGGCTATTAGTTCATTATATTCAATATATAATAGCCCTTCATAAATCCTTTCAGGATTTTTGTCTATATCATTAATATCTGTTTTATATATTATTGATAGTGTTATATAATTTTCATCAATTAAAGAAGGTAAACCTGAAGGTAAAAGTATTCCTTGTTCTTTTATTGGTATTTCTCCTTCTTCAGTATTAATTCTGAAGCTTGTTACAGCTATAAAAAATATAGAATCTCTATTTATTTTAATTTTTATAGTTTTTCTAAGAATTTCTCTAATCTTATTTTTATCCATTATTTGATATTTCCTAAATCACTATCATATACAACCATTGTAACCATATAGCACACATTCTTATATATTTCAGTAGATCCAAGTTTAAAAGTATATCTTTTTCCATCTAGCATATATACAAAAGATAACAAATCGTCTTCTTTTGGATTAGTATCTAATGCCATAAATCCATCTAGATAAACACTTTCATCACTTCTAGTACCTTCACCATTTAATATTGTATTAAATTGCTTCCAATCTATATAGACTTTAGAATCTATTTTTTTATAAATTGTATCATCATCATAAAATTTAGTAGGAGCATCACCATAAAGACCATCTAAATGAACTTTGTTTCCTAAAAATGAATAATGAATACAAGGCCATCCATACAATTTAATTATTTCTTCAGTCATTTTTTGAAGAAGATTATCTTCGCTTCTTAGTAAAAACTGATCTAAAAAACTAAAATTTTGTCCTAATTGCATTTACACCATAACCTTAGACCAGTCAGTTTTAGAATTCTTAGCTGCTATATATAAATTATTTACTGAAGTAAAAGTTCTATACTTACCATGATCGTTTATTCTATCACAAATCCAATATCTTGGTGAAGGAGTACTTCCAGTATCAACATGAAAAAATCCTTTTATGTAGTTATTACCTGGGTCCCAGGCTTCTGCATAAATTCCTATTCTATTAAAATAATTAAATAAAATAGGAAACATCGCAAATATCATATTCTTTCTTCCAAGGTTAAAATCTACAGCCAATCCTTTAGTATGAAATGAATTAGAAACTCCACCAACTTTAGCATTATGTTTTTGGCATCTATATCCTGAAGTTATGTAAATTGGAGTTTTGACAACCTTTCTATAATCTTCTAACAATTTAATTAAATCTAGATCTATGACAAGAGTATTACAACAATTACAGTCTAATTCAGAAGCTCGAAAATGATCTGTTAAATCTATATCTTCTTTATTTATTCCATAGAATTTTTTAATATCCAATGTATTTACACCACCTAATTTTTAGTACCGCCTACTATTAAGTTATTTATAAATATATTGCTAATATCATCATTTTCTAGAACTAGTAGATAAACCTTCTCTTCAGGTACTGTATCTACACATTTCGAAACTTTTCCTTCAGAACTAAAAGTTATAACAGAAACTCCTACTAAATTTTCATTTAATTTTAATTCATACATATTTATATCATATAAAACATTATCCTTAAGCAAAACGCTTTCTATAGGAGTAAATCCTTGGCTTTCAACAATAATTTTCTTATATTCATATTTTTTAACTTCTGAAGGATCAAGTTCTACAAATTTGTTAACTAAAGAAGGATAGTCTCCAGTATATGATTTAAACCCAATAACAACAATATCATTTAGCTTATCAAAATCTTCTTTCACTAAATTGTAAAAATCTCCAACCTTATATTCCCCATATCCTGTAAAAATTATATCGCTTTCTCTAAGTATATACATAAATTCTTTCTTATTCAAACGAATCACCTTTTTCTTTTTTATTAGAATCCAAAATTTTACTAAACAGACTTTTTTTCTTTGTCATCATTAATCTTTTCGGAAGATTCCAGCCTAAAGCTTTATAAAATCCGGTTAAAGGTTTTATAATTAATCTTTCTTTCATTTTAACATAATCTACTTCAACATGATCTTTTATACTTTTCCACATCTGGCTTTTTGCAGGAAGAGCTAAAACATATTCATTAGCTCTTTCTAACTCTGGAATATCTTTCCAATGTTTTACATAGAAAATCTTTATTTTTCCACCTTCTATTTTATCTTTAGGAACCTTACAAAAATATTTATTATATATCTTCGAAGCTCTTCCTTGAATTGTATTTGTTGTATAGCTATCTGGATCTTTTACAGAAGATGGAATTGCGATGTCTTCAAGATCATAGACTTCACTTAACTTATTTATCTCATCTAATATTACTGCATCTATTTCTTTTTTATCTTTAAAATCTAAAATCATATCTAAAATTTTACTTAAAAATTCTTTCATTGCTTTAGGTGTTGAGCCTTTTTTAAGAGTAAGTCCCACAACTTTTCGTTCAATATCAAGGATTCCTTCTTGATATACTAATCTCACAGCATAAGATTTCTTAGCTACGAATAATCCTGAAGAAGCAACCCACTCAGATTTAAAGTTCATTAGGTTTTCTGTATTTTCAGGTTTAAAAAACATCCAATTACAAAAAGGAGCTATTTTGCTATTTAAGTGATCTTGACATTCTAGTGATATGCTTTCAGCCTTTTTGAACACTTCCAAATCTATGCTATACCCATCATAATCTCTAAATTCAGGAATATCCTGAAGAGTGAATATTATAGAATCTGTGTCGTTAGTAATAACATAATCCTTCATAACTTTATTTCCAATTTTATTATTCAAAAAGTTATTGAGTTCTCTAGTAGACATTTTTATTACCATTTGGGAATTAGAAGTAATAGCTTCTGCTATATTTTTATTAGATAACCTAAAATCTTTATTTCCTTCAGCTCCATAAATAGAGTTGTTTATTCTCTTAACAGCTAACTGTGATATATTAAAATATCCTTCCAAATCCTTATCATGGTTTTCTTTAGCTTTAAGCATTTCTTTTTTATATTCTTTTCTTTTATTGGTGAAAATTCTAGCTATATCTGGTATTAATGCATTTTTCACACTTCCATCAATAATAGCGCCATTTCCTAAAAAGTAATAATTATTTTTAAAACACCAGTTTTTAAAATCCTCAAAAGAATTAAAACTAAGTTCTTTGTTGTATTTAATAGAATATAGTTTAGAAATATTACATTTTATCTTTTCAGGCTTTTTTAGTTCAGATGGCTGATATTCCCAAGCTGGCATACATGTATGAATTATTTCTTCAATATTTTCAGATTTTATATAATTAGAAAACATCCAAAGATGAATGTCAGCAAAGTTTTCTACAACTCCTACTAGGGTCTCATTAGAAACATTAAATGTTATAATAGTTGAAGGATACTGGGCTGATAAGTCTTCATCAGATACCAATTTATATCTATTTACTAATGTGGGTTTTACATAGGCTCCTAAATACTTTTCTTTAACTGTATTTAAAGGCTTAGAAGGTAGAACAATAAACTCCCCATTAGCTCTTCTATTTTCTATATTAGCAAGAATCGTATAATCTAATATTCTAGATTCATGAAAAATATCTTCATAATAACACTTTGATATATTTCTAACAGCTACAGTTAGATCAATATATCCTTTTTTTGCCTCTATTAATCTTACTAGTGCAACGTCATTAATGTTATATATACAAAATTTTACAAAATCATCTTCATATAATCCTATAGGATCATCAGAATCATACTCAACCTTTCCTTCACCTAATTCAAATCTAGAAACATACTCTAGATTCCACATTGGATGTTCTCCAGGATAGTTTGCTTTATATATTCCTAGATAGTCAATAACAGAAATTCCTGGAATTATATTATCCTCTTCCAACTGAAGACCAAACTCAATAGCTTCTTTAACTTTATAAGAAATAGTTCCAAAAGGAGAAAGGTCCTTTAGTCCTTCTTCTCCAAATTCATCGTATATTTTTCTAACGATATAAGGAATGTCAAATCTAGAGTTATATGCTGAAATTATATCAGGACAATTCTGCGCAAACCAAACTCTAAAAGAATTTAGAAGACTTTTAGCATCATTAAAATATCTAGTAACTATGTTAAAATTTTCATCTTTTTCTTTATAAAACTTTTTTATTTCTTCATCTACTAACTCTTTATTCATGTTTTGGTCTTCATTAAAAAGAAACCAGGAATAATATTTTTTAGTATATGTATCATAAACCGTTATAGCATTTATTATAGCAATATTATGGTAAAATCTAGGAAGTATATTATCTTTAGAATAAGTTTCAATATCTAAATAAAAAATTCTCGGTTTTATGTCTATTGGAAATTCTTTGTCATAGTAATTGTCTATTATAAATCTTTTTTCCGGGGTTAAATCTCCTTCAGCTGTAAGGTACGGAGAATTTCTATATAATGCAAAAGCATCTCTAGGTTTCATATATGTTTTTTCATAATATATATTATCTGTTAATAATTTATATCCGGAATTACCTTCTATTCGCGTGTAAATATAATGTTCATACGGAAAGTCTTTACTATACAAATTAAAATCATTTTTAACTCTATAATAGACTTTAACAATTTCTCTTTTATAATCATATTTAAATTTTACAGGTAAATAATCTAATTCCTCTCTCATTCATATACCCCCAAATACTATGATTGCCATAGGCTTATTATATCACCTATGGCAATCTTTGTACAATATTTACCTATTCTGAACCTTTAATTCCATAGTTGTTTAATGTCTTATTGATTTCATCCTTAAATTCTTCTTCTGTAAATATTTTTTTATCAGTAAGAATTCTCAATAAGCTTTCAATCATTATATTAAAATTAAGATTAGAGATAGATATATCCTGTCCGACTTTTTTTATTTTCTCATTAATACTTAAACTCTTACGTTCGCTCATTATAAAATCTCCTTTATTATAGAACTTAACAATATGGATAGTAGAAACACACTTTTTAAAAATTGAGAGGAATCGTCTTGAACAACATACTCTTTGAAGAAAATTCTTTTTTTGATATCAATAAAATATATAACAATAATCCTGTCAAATGTAAAATGTGTGGAAAAGAAATAACACTAAAAAAATATTATAAACAATTTGAGAATGAATATAAATTTTGTTCTAAAGGATGTGAAAAGGAATTTCTTAAAGAGTATAACTTAAAATGTAATCCAAAATTATTGTTTTCATCACAAACTGAAAAGATTTTATTTACTTATTTATATCTAAGTTTACCACAAGTTGAATTAGAACATAATCTAAAAACTTTAATTCCTCCTTATGAACTTGATATCGTAGGAAAAACAATATTTGGTGAAACTATCGTTATTGAATATAATGGATCATTACACTATAAAAATTGTACTAAATATTCAAAAAAAATTGAAAAAAGAATAATTAATGATAATATTAAAGTAGACAAAATATGTAATGAAAAAAAATTGAAACTTTTAAGAATATGTTCAGAAATTGGTATATATAGTAAAAAAGAACTATTTAAAGAAATTCTTCTAGAAATAAAAGAATCTATTAAATACTTAATAAAAATAGGAAAAGTTCCTTATGGTATTTGTTATGATATCATCATAAACAAAGAAGAAAAAATTTTTATTACAGAAAAAGCCTTTATTTAAATATGTTCTTCTGGAAATTCTAAGTTTTCAATTTCTTTAGATAATACTCCTTCCATCTCATAAAACTTAGCTTGTTTTAAATCCTGATAAACTCTTGGATTTGGGATAAACTCAATATCTCTTACTAAACCTCTAGGTTTATATCCAAGAGTTTCTTTCATATATGCTGACATTCTTTCTGTAGGAATTTCTGTAAGTTTAAAAGTCCCTAATGGTGTAACAACAACACCCGTTTCTTTTAATACTTCAATCATTTCAATAAAAAAGTTTATAAGAAAACCACGAAGATCATGTTCACTAAAAAAAATTCCTTTTGTTTCTGCATCATCTTTTATTTTTTTTATAATTAAATCAAAATTTACTAAATATCTAGTTTTTTTGCCTAGATGTATTTTTTTATAATTTTTATTATAATTCCATTTCCTTTTTTTCTGTTTCATCTAAATTCACACTATCTGGTAGTTCATTATTTTCGTTATCATCTTCAGAATCCTCAGTATTTTTAATATATTCTACATCCTGTTCCCACTCTGCCATCTTTTGCTTAAGGAATTCTCTATTTTCTTTTAGTTTTTCTCTTACATAATTAGAAGTTCTTAATTTTAATGTATAATATTCAGGCATTATAGTTTCTTCTCCTGTAAATCTGTTAATAGCCGGTCTCTCTTTACTTCTTCTAATAGTTAGACTTCCTATAGGAGTTCTAAATTTTCCGGCCATTAATGTTACATCAAAAGAAGCTTTAAATATTTCGTCTACTAGAAATCTAAGAATTCCTAAGCTTACTTGAATTCCATAAGACTTAAACTTAGTTTGTAAATATTTTACAAAATCTTCTCTACTAAATACAGATCTTGTCTTTTTTTTCATAAAAACCCCTCAAAAATATTAAGATTTTTTAAAGATTTTATCATGTTACCTCTTAAATACTTACTAAGATCTTTAACTTCTACGATTTTAAAATCATCTACTTCAGGTCTAGAACAAAGATTACTATCAGTAAAGTAAGAAGTACATTTTAGCATGTTAGTATCAGGGAGATTTTTTATCTGATAATAGAAAAATGTAATATCCTTCTCTTTTAAATATGTGGTTTTTCCTAATTCTTTCAGATTTTCTCTATCTAATACTAAAGAAGTCTCTTCTTTAACTTCTCTAACTACCGCATCTAATTCAGTTTCTAGAGACCCTTTTAATCCTTTAGGAAAATCATATTTTTTATCTTTTACTCCTGTATTTCTGACTATTAATACTTTTTTACCGTTGGATATAATAGCTGCGCAAGTCAATTTTTTCATTTCTGCGTTCCTCCTTAGTAGGTATATTAAAATCTATAGATCCTACATATCCAAGCTCAAAATGTGAAAATTTAGGAGAAATTAGTCTATATAGTGGATATCCTTTAATAAAATTCCCGGTGTCTTTAATAGAAAAATAGATAACAACAACCTTATGGTCTCTTTTAAATCCTCGGTTTTTACCCATATTTAGTCTAGTAATAATACTTAAATTATCTAATCTTACTATGCCACGTATTATTTTATTATCTTCCTTTTTTTCTACTTCAAAAGCTTCTACGTATTCAAATCCTTCAGGAGTGGTATTTTTAATAACATTATGTATATTAAAAACTCCGGTTTTGAAAATATTATAATAATATGAAAGCCCAGACCTAGCATTTATAAATATTAGCTTTTCATTTCGTTTATATATATAAGGTTTAATTTCTTCATAATAAGTATACTGGTCTTTTTTTGGGTTTAGTTTTATCCAATCAGTGTTAATGTGAGTGTATTCATTTTTATTTTCTTCTATTATATTAAATATTTTATTGATACTTGTTTTTTTATTACCTAAGAAATGTATTGGGTAAAATCTTATAGGTCTTTTTGTATGTTTTTTGACGGAAGTAAGTCTCATTTTATCTTCCATTATATTATTTGGTTTATCACTTGCTAAAATTCCTGTAATATATCTAAGATTGAGAGTTTTACTTAAATTTTTAAGTTGTATTAAGGATTCTGGGGCTTTTATTATATTAATTCCACTAGAACTTCTTATTTCTTTTCTATGAGGCAAATATATACAGGGTAACCCAAAAGGTGCTCCTGAAATATAAAATTCAGAATCATCTGTAAAATTTTTAATAGAAATTTCTTTAAAACTACTACTAATAAAATATCTTCTAGCTTGATACTTTGTGATTATCGCTAGTATTTCGTCATTTTCAAATCCTAAATTATATCTTCTTTCTATTACAGCTAAGAAGATACTCTGTAAAAATTTAGAAGAATCTTCAAGTATAGCTCTAATTTTACGATTTATTCTTCTGCGTTCCATTCTAGGATTTTTAATCAAAGTTTCTATTATTTTACAATATTCATTTAATATATAACTAACATTACTAAAATCATTATGATGATATACTCTATTGAAAATATCAGAGTTTATATAAAACCTGTAAGTTTTTATATCATTTGAATATTCTAGAAGTTTTTCTATAGAAGGTTCAATTTCTATAAGTTTATATAATAATTTGATTTTCTCTTCTCTAGAACCTATATATGATAAATTATATAATTCTTCTTTTAAGGTCTCATTTTCCATTTCAAAAAGCTCCCAAATTTCAATGCGTAAGACCCATTTTCATTAGGGTCTTTTTCTATTTCTTGAAACTTAACTTCACAGGCTTGGCCTATATACATACTTTTATTATTCCATATCTCATCACGATCTTCATCTGTTAGATTTTTTAACCCAACTCCTGAGTAGATATTTTTCCCTTCATAATCACCAACTATTATCATAGATCCTAAAGTATTTGAATATTTGCCTTTATTAGCTCCAGGAAGAAGTTCTTCAACAAAGAAATCATGTTCTTTAAAAAGTTTAACCTTCAAAAGATTGTTATCTCTCTTCCAAGAATAACTTATTAAAGGATGCCTTAACATAGACCCTTCATATCCTTCTTTTATATAATCTTCTGTTCTTTTAATTATTAAATCTTTATTATTTTCTATAATTTCATGTTCTACAACATTAACATATTTTAAATTAGGAATTGCTCTAATTTTTTCCATTAATTCATACATCTTTTCAGTTTCTAAACTCTTATTTATAAATCCTAAAGCAAAAATATTAAATTTAATTTTCATTTTCTCTTTAATACTTATATTTTTACTTTTAGTAACTATTTTGGATACTGACTTAAAATCCTGATTACGATACAGAAGTTCTCCATCCAAGAAGTCTACACCAAGCTCATTCAAGATTTTTCTACACTCTTCCTCTATAAAAGAAAACCCAACGAATCCTTTACCTTCTCGGCTAACAAAAGCATCATTATCTTTAATAAATAAACATCTAAATCCATCTAATTTAGGAGTTATATAAAAGGTTTTTGGTAGTTTTTGAGGTGTTTTTTCTATAACTTCTAAATATTTTTTTGCTAACTGAAATTTAGCCTTTTCAATTGTGGTCTCATCACCAAAAGCTCTGTTGATTAAAGTATCGTTAGCTCCAAGTTTTAAATCTTTTTCTAATACTGCTACAAAAATTTCAGCACTTTCTTTACTGCAGGTTGATAGAAAATCTTCTACAGCTTTTATAGCAGCATTTCCTGTTATTAATCTTAGTTTAAAAGCTTCTAACATTCTTTTAAACTTCTGAAAATTCTCTTCTACTGTTTTAGTTCCATAATTTCCAGGAAGTTTAATTTTTTTGATACCATACGTATCATTATTATATGTACATATTAAAAGGTCTTTTAAAATTATATTACTCTTATTTGTAGATATTATCTCAATTTTTTTATTTGTACTAGAATTATTTCTAATTTCTTTTATAATTTCAATTATACTCATCATAATATACCCTCCTGATAAAAAATTGGGGCTATTTTCTAGCCCCAAAAAAAACCTAATTAATTATCAAATTCTTCTACAGAACAAATATAGAAATCTTTAGGATCTAGTCCTTTTCTTTTTAGGTATACCTCAAAATTAGTATTAGCTTTTTCACTAGTATTTGCAACAATTTGAGTAACTACTTCCTTCTTAACTTTATTTACAATAACATAATTTTTCACTATAAAACCTCCCTATTTAATAATAATACATAGAAATTTGTGAATTCTTATAGAGGCCCTTATTTTTTTCAAGATATTCTGATACTGCTTCTTCCTTACCAAATCCGCTGACAACAATATTTACGTTTTTCTCAGAAGTTAAAAAAGAAAAGGAAAGATTGGAGGTTTCTTCAACAGTATTTAAAATTTTACTAAATTCGTCAACCTTAGAATTTGAAAACTCAGCAAAAAACCTACTTTTGTTGTTTTCTCTCATACTATCACTCCTCTTAAGATTTTTTATACATTTCAATTAAATAATCAGCAAAAAAATCATAATCAGGTTCATTTGGCAAATTACTAGAATTTATAATATTAGAAGTTTCATTTGCTAAATTTTCAATATCTTCAAAAATCTTAGAAGTATCATATTTTCCTAATTTGACTTCCATAATTATGTCAGTTTCTGGAAGAGGATATGAGTATTCACCATAAAGTGCTAGTCTTTTAGCTTGATAACAAACCCTAAAAGCGTGTGATAAAGCTTTAAAATCAAATCCTGAATTAATATTTGATTCTTTAGCCCTTTTTCCGTATGAGGTAATAGAAGATCTTAAACTTTTATTAATGTATTTTAGTTTAGTATTTATAGGGAACTCTTTAACAAAGATTTTAAGTAACTTTGTATGGTTTTTTTCTATAACCTTAAAATTATCACTGAATAGCAATTCAAGTTGTGGTAATACTGAATCTAAAAATATATTTTCATCAAAACTTTCTGTGAACTCTAAAAACTTTTCAAATAATTTTAGATTATTCCCTTTATTTGAATATTTAATAGCTTGATTCTTAGCAAAGCCTATAAACTTGGAAATTTTTTTTGTTATAAATTTTTTTCTATTATTGATCAAATAATTAAATTCTTCTGTATTTAACTTCCAGTGTTTATCACTAGAAAATAGCATATCAAATTGTTTAGTTTGTCCAGCCAAGGCTTGACGAAGAAAAAAAGACAATGTACTTGTATTTTCTTCAACTTTTTTACCATCTTCTAAAAATTCATCATGAATAACCTCAGGAATACTTTTAAACAGATCTTCACTAGCTTTTGGTATATAAACAGACTCATAATCAGTATCAGAATTTTTGGTATTAGTACCATATAACTTTGAACCGAAAATAGTTGTAAAAATTTTCACATTCTTCACCTACAATTTCTTTCAATAAATAAATTAACATATAGAGGTGTTATCAATGTTAGATAAAATAAATTTAATTTTGGCTAAACTAAAACCTTCGGAATATAGAAAGTATTGGAAAATCTGGTCTTCAGATTATAAAAACAGATATGATAATATTTTTGGAGTAAATGTTAATAGAATATATATACCAATAAATTCAGAAAAAAATGTTAACGAAATCGAAAATTCTTTAGATATGAAAACAAAAAGGGATATAAACACCCTTTTATTATTAATATTTAAAATTTGTAATCTTACTAATACAAAACCTACTAATTTATTATTAGAAAATATAATAAATAATATCATAGAAGTAAAAAATTCAGACGGTAAAATAACTAAAATAAAGTTAGGAAAATTCTTATCTATGTATAAGAATAAATATAAAGAAAATAATGAAATATATCAAATAATAGAAGAAGCAGAAAGTATTTATTTAAAAGTTTCTAATATCATAGGAAAATATTATAATAAAAATGTTGAAGATAAAAATTCTTTATTAATTTGTATATCGAGACATCCTTATGATATAGCAGGAATGAGTACTGACCGGAGCTGGACATCATGTATGAACCTCAGAAATACTGAAGGAGATTCTAGAGAAACTGAACACAATAAAGAAATATTTAATGCTGTTAAAGAAGGAAGTCTAGTAGCATATCTAATAAAAAAAGATGATAAGAATATTAAAAATCCTTTATCTAGAATGTTATTAATACCTTATGTAAATTCAAATGATAAGAATGATATTATACTGTATCCTTCTTCTAAAATATATGGAATAGAATATCCTGAATTCAAAACAACATTAACAAAATGGCTAGATAAAATATTCGAAGAACATTATGGTAGGTTTGTAGTAAATCCAAAAGTTTATGATGACCACAACTCTAAAGAAGTAAACAAAAATTATGAAAAATTAAAAAAAATATTATTAGAGTCTAAAAACTTTATTAATTCTGAAGAACAAAAGGAATATTTTGATATTTATTTAAGTGAGTCTTATAAGAATTCAGAAAACTATCTTCTTCCTATAATAGAAGGATATTATAAACAAAATTCTTTAGATTGTGTTTCCTTCGAAGAAACTTCTTCAGGAATTATTATGGTAGTTAAAAATTTTAAAGGTCAATTATATTCATCATCCGTTCAAGGAGAGTATGATATAAAAGACACGGCTTTTGAAAATTGTAAAATATCCATTAATAAATATATGAAAATATTAAACACTTCTTTTGATGATTCTAATATTGATATTGAAAATTCTTTATTTGCTGTAAATCTCTCAGCAATTAATACCAAGATTAAAACAAAAGATACCTCAAATAATAATATATTCTTGAAAAAAACAGATTTAACAAATTGCGAAGTATCATCAAAAAGTATAGAGATTGAAGATTCTTCAGTTTTGAATTGTAAAATAGTTTCTGAAAAAATAAATTTTAAAAATTCTGAAGTTTTAGATTCAGAAACTTCTAAAACAGTATTTATAGTAGTTACTGAAGGAGATATACCTGAAGAATTGATAAAAGAATTAGAAAAAGAAGATCCAAATTCATATATTCTTAAAAAATATTAAACAACAGTTTTTTTAAGAGTTTTAAAGCTTATTTTTGAGGGTAATGATACACTGAAATCCTGGAAGTCTTCAGTAAAATCTAAATATCGTTCATTAAAGATATAGTATGATTTAACTACTGGATCTTTTAGTGTATCATATCCTTCAAGATTACAAACAAAAGTATCACCGATTCTATCTAAATCTACAATTTCTATGACTTTATAATATATGAGGTCATTAACAATATTTATTGGATAGAGAAGATAATATAAATACTCAATTTCCTTAACTAAAACAGGCTCTTTAATATTGGTATTATCGGAATAATACTCTAAAACTGATAGACCTATCAACAAAAATCACTCCTAGTATTAATTAAAAATTTTGACAATAATGCAAACAAAAATTCAAATTTGGGTATTTATCAGACATTTCCTTTAATCCTTTTTCAAAAAGAGGATACTTTGAAGTTTTTTCTTTTTGATAAAAATTGAATATAACATCATATTCTGTACCATCAAAAACTCCTGGTAATTCTTTAAAAAACAATAGAACAAACTTTTCTGCTAACTCTGCAGAATCTTCTTTTAGTAGTTTATAATATAAAGATAAAAACTCTTTATAATTAATTACATAAAGAACTTCGTTATTAGGAATTTCTGAAAATCTAATATCTGACAAATTTATAATAATAGGTTTCTCTCTTAAACTATTACTCATCAGAAATATCGTCCTCCATATTCCAAAGCTTATTTTTAATGAATTGTTGATTTATTTTATTAAACTCACAAACTCCTTTAGAAATAAACATATTCATAAGATGTGGAAAATACTTTCTATCAAACTTTTCTGCAGTAAGAGCAAAATCTTTACGTGTAAGTTCAGTCTTAGCACTTGAAATAATTCTATTATAAATATCTTTTATTTCATTAATGAATTTCAAATACTCTATCTTAATAATTCTTAATTTCTTTTCGATTTCTTCCTTTAATGCAGGAGTTACGATACCTAAAACATCATCGATAGTTTCATTAAAATACATTTCTGCTACTTTCTCATAAGTATAACAGGTGTTACTAATAATATTGTGATTAGCAACATACTGAATATACTTGAACTTTACCATTTCTTTATTAGAAAAATAAATAACAAATCCTTCTTTATCTTTAATGTCAGCTTTAGTAATATCATTTATAATATCGTTAAGAGTAAGTTGATACTCATCAGGAGTTTCGAATTTTCCTAATTCATTATGATAATGATATTCACCAGTTTTACGATTACGAGACATCAAATAATATAAATGGCGATTTTGATATAGAATTACATGAGGGTCATCTGGGTGAACCAATTCAAACATTGGAGTATATCCAGACATTACAATATTATATATCTTTTCTTTTAATTCAGGATTTGAATTTACTATATCCATGGCTAGAATAGACTGATCAGAGAAAGCATTAAACTTAGTTTTGCAGTATAATTTATTATTAATTATATAAAAAAGAATAAGGGATCCATCAATTTTATCATTTACTTTAATAGGTGTCCATTTACTCACATATTCAGGTAAAGTAAAAGGATTTTCGTTATAATTAAAGAATTTATGAAAAGACAATACCAAACATTCTTTACTTTCTAAATCAAAAGTAATAGATCTTAGATTACGAGCATATTCTCTGTTAAAGTCATCATAAGTAGGATGTCTATAAGAAAAAGTAATAATTTTATTATTATCAACTTCTTCAATTTTTGAAATAAAAGATTCTATAGTATTTACAAGCCTAATACAATTTTCTATGTTCGGTATATTAAGAGATTTTTTGAATTTAGGCTGTTCCATAGTTTATCTCCCCAATCTTGTCTGATTAGTTCACTACTGATCTATTATAACACACCTCTAAAGAAACGAAAACTCTCTGTATCAATCTACAGAGAGTTTTTTAGTGTTTTATATAACCGGATAAGAAAAATGCTAAGTCTCGCTTAGCGCAGCTTCATAATAATCAATTATTGAAAGTATCTTGTATATCACAATTACAAACAACATTACAAGGACAAGATGGGGCTGATGTTCTTCCTTGACAGGTACATTCAGTATTACATGTACATGTTATTGATCCTCTTGATACACAAAAACAGGCTGGTGTGGATGTTCTATTTTGGCATGAACATTCATAATTACATATACACGCATAAGGTGTCGCTGTTCTTTGATGACAACCACAACCTAAAGATCCACTAGCCACATGACAACTACATCCTAATTCTATTGGATTTCTAAATGCACAATAACAAGATGTATCCATAAATGAATTAGTTGAAGCGTGATAAGAATTACTACCATATTTTTCTGTATACCAACTAACACAATAACAAGTAGTTCCACCATCAAGATTACACCAACAAGTTACACCAACATGGTCACAATTTGAAGGATTAGCGCCATTACATGTACAATTGCCATGCCCATATTCAACTTTTCCACTACAAACAATATTACATGAACATACAGGAGCTGTTGTTCTATTTTGACAACCACAAGTTTGATTATAACAAGTACACGTAGCTTCTCCTGTTCTGCTTACACAATCACAAGATATTCCTGGTCCTCTGCTTACACAATTACATGTATAATTATAACAAGTACACGTAGCTTCTCCTGTTCTGCTTACACAATTACATGCTTTAGTTGAAACAGAATTACACGAACAAGGAACAACTTGATCAATAGTTTCTGATAAACTTTTAAGATCTAGATTAGGAAGTGTTAAATTAGGATTATGGCCTGTACATGAAGAATTAGATTTATTTCTAAATTCTACTTGATCATCTAATAAACTTTTTAATTCTCTTAGAGATTTCCATTTATCATCCACAATATTAGTAGAATATCCTTTTTTATTTTTACTTTTATCTAATAAACTTCGTAGAGATAAAAGAGAATCTGCCATTTAAATCATCCTATTTAAATTTTTTTGATGTATATTATAAATATTATTTCTTAAATTATTAATAATATTATTCATTTCTTCTGATTGTTTTGTTGATACTGAGTGTTCTAATTTATTTTCAGAGCTTTGGAATTCACCTATTATATTTTTTCCAGACTCATCATAAACATATGATTTTCCAGGAATACCTTGTGGGCTATCAAAGAAGTTTATATTAATAATATTACATAATTCATTTATTATTAAAAATTTAGAAATTTTATCCATTTCAATTATAGTACGTTTAATAAAATTAATATCTATTTTCATTGTAGTTTCTATTATACCTAGAACAAAATAAGTTATACCAAAATCTATAAATTTTAGTATAGATTCGTATAAACCTACAATATTATAAGGATGGAGTGTTATATGAATTCTTATTTGATCATTATTTACATTGATATTATTTAATTTCTTTATATTTTTTAATACTGTATCAAAAGTATTTTCTCCGGTTTTTAGAGTTCTTAATTGATTAAAATATTTAGTACCATCTATTGAAATTTGATATATAAGATTCGGTGTATCTTTAATAAAATTTAATAAAGAATCAGATAATAGAGTTCCATTCGTTGTTATTATATAAGAATTTACATGAACTTCAGGTATAGATTCTAAATATTTAATTGTATTTATTATTTTATCAGGTTCTAATGTTGGTTCTCCACCTAAGAACTCAATATTAAAATTTTTATCTTTTTCTATTATTTTATTTAGTAATGAGTTAATACTTTCTTGAGAATATTTATTATTATCTAATTTCATTTTTCCTGAAAGTAAATAACAATATTTACAATTACAATTACAATCGGCGGTTAAATATATTGTATAAGTTTCCATATTAT